GTTAAAGATATATTTTTATTAAAGAGAAGTGCTTTACCAAACATTAAAAAAGCAGCAGAAAAAATTGCAACAGGTCAAGTTACCGTAGGTTCACCAGCAAAATTTAGAAAATGGTATAATGAACGAGGTGGTATCATTAATGAATAATCTAGTCAAAAAAATATTAGTAGAGTGGTCATATAGATTAGATGACGGAATGATTAATCTACACAATCCAAAACATATGATTATATTGAGTGAAGTTTTAAAAGATATGGAACTACCAACAAAAGTTATTTTGGAAGTTATGGGTAATTTAACTGAAAAAAAAGGTGATTCAAAACCATTATCAGACAAAGACAAACAGAAAATGCGTGATATGGGGTTAGTTTGGAAAGGAAAAGGTTATGGTAAAAAAGGTGAAAAAGGTATTCTTTATAAAAATGTTGATGGAGAATTAGTCAAGACTAGTGATAAAAAAACTACTGACAAACCTGAAAAAGTTAAGGGACAAGATTTATTTAAAAAAGATGTTGAAAAAGAAAAAGAAAAGAAAGATAAAAAAGCAGAAAAAACAAAATCCACATCACAAAAAATTGATGATAACAGAAGTGATATATTTAACAACACAGTAAAAGGTAAAGGCGGTGGAAAAACAGCTTTACAAGAAGAAATAGCAGGTATTTCAAGAGAACTTGCAAATAAACACCCTGAGGACTCAGAAAATCCAGAAGAACATCAAAGAAAAATTAAAAAATACATTCAAGATAACTATGGTGATACAAAGTTTGGTAAAAACGAATCATTAATTGACGAACTTATAAAAAAATCTGCTTCAGGTATTAAAACTATGAAAAAAATTAAATCCAATAAAGGAATGAAGTTTGATGAGAACCAACCTGAAAATTATCCTAAAAATCTTACTTTTACAAAAGATGGAACAAGTGCAGTAAGAGAAATGTTAGAAGAAAAATTAAAAAATGCTAAAACACCCGAAGAGAAAAAACATTATGAAATAGAATTAGAATATTTTATAAAACACGCAACAAAAGAAACTGGTGTAGAGGGAGATGGTGATACTGCAATGATATATCAAGATACAGATGGTAATACGAGAATAATATACATTTCAAATAAACAAGACCTTGATGACCCACACTCAAATGCAACCATTGCATCAACCGCTCAATCAATAAGAGATTCTAAAATGGAAGGAGCAAATGAGGGTGCCTTAATTGATAGACTTGAAAATTCAGTTGATGCAGCAATAAAAGCAAACAAGACTTGGGCTAGCAATAGTAGAAGAATTCTTGATGATAATAAAGAAGAACTATCAAATGCACCACTCGTGAATATTGCAACAAAATTAACCACCGGTAGAGCAGAATTTGTTGATGAATCTTCAAGAGAATATTTAGATAAATGTAAGAAAAATAAACAAGTTATAGAATACATAGAAGAAAATAATCTTGATATAAATAATGATGAACATTTAGTTCAAGCGGCTATTGCAGTTGCAGGAACTGGTGATGCTGATGAAATAAACGATTCTAATAAACAAGCTCCTAATAAATTATTATTAAAAATGACTAACGCAACTGCATCAATAAGAAAAAAGATGCAAAAACTTATTGATAAAGGAAAAACACCTGAACAAGCCGCAGAAGAAGTTAGTAAAAGTATAAGTCCAACAAATAAAAAGCCTCTTATGGGTGGTAATTTAACATCAGAATTATGTTTAAGTGTTTACAACAACAAGAGTCTTGAAAAATTAGAACAAAACTCACAAGATAGAAAAGATAAAATGGATAATGCTCACAAAAATATGTATAATGGTGTAACAGAATTAGATGTAGCACATTATCAAGATAAAGAAGGTATGAGTGCAGATGAGGCAATAAAACGATATGAAGAAGAGGCAGGGCCAAATGAACAAACTTATACTCTATCTTTTTTAAAGAGAATGCATTGGGATAGATATATAGATGGTATTGACGATAATAAAAAAATGATTGAGATAGGTGATAAATCTTACTCAACAAAAGATTTTAGAGATTGTATAGGTGAATTAATGGATTGGGACGGCAAGGGTTCATTAAAAGACTGGGTGCTCAAAAAAATGAGAATTGAACCAGGTAGTTCTAAACTGAAATTTGTAAGTAAAGAAGGTAAAGAAATACATCTTGGTAATGACACTTGGAGAACTGCAGGTGATTTAAGTAAAGTCGCTGGGAATTTAGGAGATGATATGCAAAAATGTTTGGATAAAAAATAATGAAAACTCAATTATTATGCACTTTCACAACACACAGCAAGTTAAATCTTGTTGTTGATTCCATTATAGATTCTTATACTATTTTATTTGATAAAATTTATGTGTTTCAAAACGAAGATGATGCAGGACAATTAATTTGCACTTACAATATAGAAATGGTTGAAGATTATTATGACGGAGATGAAGCCATATCCGGAACAATCTCTTTACATAGAAAAAAACAATCCAACACACTTTATACAATTAACGCATTAAACGAAACAATTAGAAGTTTAAACAACGGAGTATTGGATAAGTCATTTGCAATCCCGTGGGAAAGATATCAAAATAATTTACTATTGACAAATGAAGAGGGTTTGAATATTATCCCTACAAAAATATTCAAAATAATAAATGTTAAAGATTGGTAAAAAAGCTTGGTATTTTAAAAAACTTCTTTATATTTATTACTGAATAACAATTAAACAATTAACAATTAATTAATAGGAGAAACAAAATGGATATTAACGCAATCAAAAAAAGGTTAAACCAGTTACAATCAACCAATACTAGAACTTCAAATCTTTGGAAACCGCAACCAGGAAAACAACAAGTTAGAGTAGTTCCTTACAAATTCAATCCAGATACACCATTTATAGAGTTATTTTTTCACTATAATTTAGGTGGTAAGAACTACCTTTCACCAATCAGTTTCGGTAGACCAGACCCGATTGAAGAATTTTCACAAAGACTAAAAACAACCGGTAGTAAAGACGATTTCACTTTAGGTAGAAAATTAGAAGCCAAGATGAGAACTTTTGCACCTGTTATTGTTCGTGGTGAAGAATCTGAAGGAGTTAAGTTTTGGGGATTTGGAAAGACAGTTTATCAAGAACTTCTTTCAATCATAGCTGACCCAGATTACGGAGACATTACAGACCCGAAAAATGGTCGTGATATTACATTAGAGTTTAAAACTGCTGAAGAAACAGGAGCATCATTTCCTTCAACTTCAATTAGAGTTAAACCTAATCAAACACCGATAACTGAGGACTCTAATATATTGGAACGAATTAAAGATACTCAAAAAGAAATTACTGATATCTATCAAGAGTTGTCATATGAAGATTTGACAAATGTCTTGAACGAGTGGTTAAATCCTGATGAAGAAACAACAGAAACTTCAACAGAAGAACCAAAAAAATCAGTAAATGAATTTGACCAAAAACTAGCAGAAGACAAAGCTAAAAAAGAATCAGCTAATAAAGTCCAAGATGCTAGTCAACAATTCGACGATTTATTCAACAATTAAGGAGTAGAAAATGTCAGTAAAAGACGATTTGGCTAATGTCATAGCCGATAACTTGAACAAAAAGTTCAAAGACAACAAAGTAGCGTATTTCCTTGACGGAAGTGATGATACACCAACAGATATTAAAGACTTTATTTCAACAGGGTCTTCAATGTTGGATTTAGCAATCTCTAATCGTGAAGACGGAGGTATTGCTGTTGGTAGAATTACAGAAATCAACGGATTAGAATCAAGTGGTAAATCAATACTTGCAGAAACTCAAAAGAAGGGTGGTATCGCAGTTTATATGGATACAGAAACATCAGTCAGTAGAGATTTCTTAGAAGCTATTGGTGTTGATGTTAGTAAATTGTTATATCTGCACTTCGAGTGTGTTGAAGATATATTTGAAGCCATTGAAGATATCATTACTAAAGTTCGTGAATCAGACAAAGATAGATTAGTAACTATCTTGGTGGACTCACTAGCGGCTACATCAACAAAAGTTGAAATAGAAGCAGACTTTGGTAAAGACGGATATGCGACTACAAAAGCAATCGTTATCTCAAAAGCACTTCGTAAGATAACTCAAATGATTGGTCGTCAAAAAGTATCACTTGTCTTTACAAATCAATTAAGACAAAAATTAGGTGTTATGTTTGGAGACCCGTGGACTACGAGTGGTGGTAAAGCATTACCATTTCACGCTTCAACCCGTGTTAGATTAAAAAATATGGGTCAAATCAAAGATAGTAAGAAAAAGAATATCTTAGGTATGAAGTGTAGAGCTCAAATCATTAAAAACAGATTAGGGCCACCTTTGAGACACGCAGACTACGATATGTATTTTGATTCTGGAATTGATAACTATGGTGGTTGGTTAGGTGTAATGAAAGAACACAAGTTGGTAAAATCAGCTGGTGCTTGGTATACCTTAGAATACCGCAAAAAAGAATATAAATTCCAATCAAAAGACTTCAAA